AAGCGTACTGGTATTCTTTAGCGGGGAAAACATAATAGCCTTTCTTATCATCCCAGATATGGACATGATCGTCAGCTAAATAAATATTTTGATAAATTCTAGTACCCTACTTCTTGTTTTGATTTTCGTGCATCCTTGCTTGATTTTCGTAATAGAGCTGTTTCTTTAAATGAGCATCTCTTTCTACATTAAATTTAGATAAAGCAGCGTCATGTGTCAAGTCCTTATTTTCGGGCAGACTAATCCATGTTTGCCAAGGCAAAAATTCATGGTAATTTGTCATACTTATTCTCCTGTACTGCCGAATCCATCTTGACCACGACCATCGGTAGTTTCGATATCATCAACTTCTTCGATTTGAAAGTTTGTAACTGGAATCAGAACTAACTGGGCGATCTTCTGACCGGGACCAATTACTTGCATAAACCCACTAGCATTATGTATTGCTACGTGTATTTCTCCCGTGTAACCATTATCAATAACTCCTGCCACAGTAAATAGTTTAAGTTTTGTAGAAACCGAGGATCGGTCCTTGACAATACCACCGTATCCTTCAGGGAATTGTATTGCTACTCCCGTCTTTACTGTCATGGTTGCTCCCGGGCCAATTTGAACCGGACCAACTGAATATAGATCGTATCCTAAATCACCTTTATGTGCCTTGGTTGGTAATATTGCATCTTCATGTAACTTTTTTACTTTCATCGTATCAACCTTTGGGATATCCCATTCAATAATATTATCTTCGTTAAACGTTCCGAACGTTGGAGACTCACCCACTCCAAAAGCGTGGGCAGTTCCAAACGTTACATTTCTCCATACTGACATAATTCTTCTCCCTATACTACTTCACAAGTACCACCGCCACAGGCGATAGTATCTTGGACTTCGGTAGTATCCTCAAGTTCAACAATATTGTCCACATTAATTTCATGCAACGACTGCAACATTTCTGCGTATGTTTCTTCATCACAATCTTCAAAGGGAGCCTGTGTATATGTGTGATCATCGAACGGAAGTACTGATAGAGCGGTGTACATATTTCTATTTGTCCACATCCAATTACCAACTGCGTCCCATTCGTCATCTTTAATAGACACCGTGGTTGACACATTGTTTTTGTTCTCACCCTTACGGTGACCGGCTCTAACCCAATCACTCCACACTGTCTGAACACGACTCAATAATTCCATAGCGCTTTCCTGTCGTGTAATAGCACCGTCTGGTGCTTTCTGTGGCACTTGAATAACGGCCTGCTGTGTTGGTTTAAAGAATTCATCTTCAACTAACTCTGGACGATTCTCCAAGAGGTAGTTATAGATTGCCTCGTTCTTACCCACTCTCAGTCTACGAATGTAATGTTCATTATGCCATGCGTGAATACCACTACTGGAACCCAAGACCAACGATGATGTTCCTTCGGGCTTGACTGTCGTTGTTCTAGCCGCTGGATTAATTCCAATCAGATCCGCTACTCTTTTGTTCTCTTTCTTAACCACAGTAGCAGCATCTTTCATACTCAGGTCTAAAACTTTTCCAGAAGCAATGCCTGTCATGGACACACCAATCAATGCTTCTTTCTCAGTTGTTCTTTTCCAAACGTCACGAAGGTAATGGAAATCAGTATAGGATGCTTGTAGTGTAGCAATAAACGTTGCAGCTTTTGCTCTCTCGTTATAATCTTCTTGGTCAGTAACATCTGATGCGTTAATTGTGACCAAGTTACAGAACTGATATGGTCGTAGACTAATCTCAGCACACGGATTCATTCCCCAATCTTTATCGTTGGTGAAAAAGAAGCCGGGTTCGCCAGACTTAGAAGCCTCAATCTTGTCCCACAGATCCATAAACACATCCTTCTCAATTTTGTGTCGGACAATCACAGCACTGTTGTTAGCACGTGCAAGATGTGGATTAGTTTCCCACCAGTTACCAAACTTACAGGTAAGCATTTCTTTGTCGTTGAGATCAAACAAGCTGATCATGGCTGACCGGCGAATACCACCAGACAACACAGCATCTGCGATATAACAATTGATTTCATGGACCTCAAATGGAGTTAGTTTATCTCCGTCCTCTTTCCGGTCTAATACCTTACGGACGTTGTGTAGGCAGTCGTGTAGAGGTTCTGGACCGGGCGCCTTGCCGCCGCTGGTGATTAGTCGTGCGCCTTTTGGGCGGACATCACTGAAGTCAAATAGTGGTAAGGAACGTCCAGCAAAATATGCCTTCATTAATACCTTAACAGCGTCTGACCAGCCTTCAATGGAATCGCCTACGAGGTAACGTCGAGTTTTTGTTGGTCTACGAATCTCTGGTAGTTTTTCTACGTGGTCAGACTGAACTGAGTAACCCACACCAACACCAGATAGAAGTAAAAACATTACCTCACTAAAACATTCGTAACTATCCATTGGAAGAAAGCAACAATTATAGATCCTAGCATTATTAATAGCAGCAGGCTTTCCAGCAAACTGCATTGACCTCATGCTAGGTAAAATTTTGCGATCATGTACGAATTGATAAGCAGCATAAATTTCATCTTTTAATTTTGGATATCGTTTAACGTGCATCAATTTATTTCTAGTTACAATCTCGTCCCAATTTTCTCTACGATTTACTTCGGGAATGTATTTTGCGTACTTCATGTGTACTGTTACATCAGATAAAATTTGAGCTGCTAGTTCCATATTTGTATCTCCGGAGGGTTAAATGTGAGTTAATACTTAATCTTCATCTGACTGAAAACCTTTCAACTTATTGGCAAGAAACTTCTTCATATTTTCTTCACCATTAGCCATAGTTTCCTGCAACTCACCACCCTCCGAAGATGTAGGATCGTGTACTTCGATCAAACCCTTCGCAGTATCCATTTTTACGGGCAAAGTAACTCCGTCGGCACCAAATCGGTTCTTCATTATGTGCAAACGAGCAGTATTATTAATTTTGTCTTCAGTCTTACGGCTAATAGAGAGTAGAACGTCGGCAGTTTTTACCTTGTTGTAGCTCTCACCGATCTTATCGGCTTCGATTACTTCATCGTTAATACTCGACCGCTGAGTTTGACTCGCGGTCCAAATTGGAACTTGTAGCTCGCCCGCCATGGATCGAAGTTCCTCATAAATATATCCCAACTCTTCATGTCTTGCGTTAGAACGAGTGGGTGTTCTCATCAAGTCAGCGTAATCAATAATTATTAAATCTGGTCTGAATTCTTGTATCGACAACTGATCAATATGAGATAATAATGTATGATGTGATGCTGTTCTTGTTGGGAAGTACTTAATAAATAGTCGCCCATCTACTTTTTCGATGGTCGATTTTACTGTTTCTAGATGATGTTTTAGGACAGAGGGCTCAATTCCAGTGAAGGAAGTGTCATATCTGATACCTTGGTAGTTCTCGTTGAGTTCATATGTGTAGTGAACTACGTTTTTTCCTAGTTTCAAAGCACTCTTACCAAGATGGGTTAGTGCCCATGACTTACCGATACCAGATGGTGCAGCAATTACACCCAACTCTCCCGGCCCTAGTCCACCGTCAAGATATCTATCAATAACAGACCACCCCGTAGGCATGGTATCTCTAGCGGCTTCGAGGTGTCGTTTTTCAAAATCAATATCCCACCGAAGACCAACATCTTTTTGTGTTCCAGCCTTCATGGCTGAATCAATCATTACCTTGATCTCACCATATTGACCACGTTGTAGTAGATCGGCGGATCTAAGAATAGCACTCTTCAGAGTTTGGTTTTTACAGAATTCAAGAAACTTATCCTGAACATATTCTAAATCGGTGTCGTTAAAATGATGTTTACTATTTTTGAGCTGATCTAATACCTCAACCTTTAAACTTTCATTCTTTGCGATCTCACCAAATTCAGCACGGAAAAATTCTACTGTGGGATTCTTTCGGTATTCATCAAAGTAATCAATAATCTTTTGAACAATCCACTGAGATGCCTGACTCTCGAAAAAGTTTGGATTGAGTACATCTCTTGCCTGTGACAAGAAAGCTCCGTCACGGATTAGAGATGCGATTACTTTTGATTGAAATGCTGGTCCAAATTCGGTTATTGTATCTACGTTAGAGTTATGATCTACCATTGAATCTCGTCAGGGGTGTAAAGGTTTGTTGCAACCAAAAGTCATAGTTTTGTATTGCTGGTAGAACGTTATACTCTTTAAGAAGATTTGTCAAGTTATCTTTGTCAAGAATTACTTCGTCCTCTTGAACCCGATTCAACACTGTCATCTTATTATTAGCGCTCATGTTAACCGAAGACAAAGACATCAGATAGAGATTTCTCTCAATTATGTCTATACTATCTACAATCTTTTTCATAACTTTTGATTTACTTGCTTGTGCTATGTCCATCAATTCATCTAAAGTAACTTCTTTTTCTTCTGCAAACTGAGGTGCGTGTTTTAGTAGGGTCTTTGTCCCAATGCCTTTGATACCTGAGATATTATCGCTGTTGTCACCAATGAGTGACCTATACAGCAGAAAATTATTAGGATGAATGCTGTGTTCTTCCAAAATAATCTCTGCTGTATAGGTTTTCTTCTTCATTGGATGCCAGATAGTAATATTATCGTTGACCAATTGTAAGAAATCTTTGTCTGTTGAGTAGATGATACTCTCACCACCCTGTTCTGCTGTATGAGTAGCGATATAAGCCATAATATCATCTGCCTCTACATGGTCAAGGGTAATGGTTGTAATGGGTAGATTCATCAAAGACTTAGCCGATATGACCAATTCTCGTTTCATCAAATCCCGTTCATCTTGTGCTGTTGTCATGTCATAGGCACGGTTCAGTCTTGTAACAGGCTTACGTCCGGCCTTATACTCAGGATATATGTCACGACGGCGTTTACTACCACCTTTACCATCGAAGATTACATATACTCTGGTTGGATTGACATTACGAATAGCAAAAGCGATTGACCGAAGGAAGCCAGTTATGCCTCCAATATGATTACCATTGTCATCCATAGTTGGGATTGCTGCAAAACTACGGATAAAGGTATTCATTCCGTCAATAATCAATACGCGGTCATTCAAAGAAAGACTTTCTTGTTTTTCTTTCTCACTAAGCATATCATTAAATGCACTCAACAGTTCTTCAGTCATTATTCCTCGCTGGTTTCTTCAAAGATTGGTTCTTTATCTGTGGAACGGTAAGACATAATAACCTTTTCACAGATATCTTCATAAATCATTTCCTTTCGTTCCACATCTTCTTCTAGAAACTCTGGAAATTCTTTTGATTGAAACTTGTGTTCTTCACCCTTACCATCAGTAAAAGTATACCAAGCTCCAGCCTGTTTAATCAACTTGTTTTCTTTCATTACTTTTAACCACGATGCGTAATCATCAATACCACGATCAAAGTAAATATCAAACTCAGCAACTCTGTGTGGCGGACCACAACGATTCTTTTGAACCGTAGCTTTTACTGTCACACCAATCACATCACCATTACTGTTCTTGATCTTACTTTTAGTAGCAAGACGTAACCGAACAGAGGCATGGAATCCGATTGCCTTACCACCACTTGTTGTGTATGGATCAGCGAACGGCATTGCGTTCATCTTTTGTCTAAGTTGGTTTGTAAATATCAAAAGAACACGTTGTTTAGAAATCATTCCAGTAATCTTTCTCATAGCCTTACTAAGAATAATAGCCTTATCAGTAGCGTATCCATCTTTACCAAAGTCTGCTTCAATTTCTTTCTTGGTTGAAGCAGCAGCGATAGAATCAACTACAATCGTGACCAACTTATCCTTGTGAGATTTCCTAACCTTCTCAATGATTTCGGTGACCATATCAAATACATCCTCAAGAGCATCTGCTTGAGCATATACCATCTTTGACATATCAAGACCAATAGAACGCCAGAATTCTTCATTCGCTGAAGATTCCGTATCAATCATTACACCAATACCATCAGCCTTTTGTGTACTCGCTATAGCATGAGCGGCTAGTAGACTCTTACCAGATTGTTCAAGTCCCGTTAACTCTACAATCCGACCCACCGGCAAACCACCATGTGGACGATTGCTAATAGCAAGGTCCAACATGGTGGCGCCAGTAGAAACCCAATCATCTAAATCAATTGGAGTGTCTTCATTACCGTCCAGAAAATAAGCTACTTGACCGTCATTTTTCATTAACGAATTAAGACTATCAGCAATAGTCTGTGCTAATTCATCACGGTCTGGAGTATCAACCTTTTTCTTTATTGGCATCTATTACTCTGCGAACAGAGATTCAAACTCATCTACAGCACTAGCAACGGGAGTGGCTGTTGTTTGGGGAGTAGGTGCTTCTACGACGGGAGCCGTGACCTGTTGAGTTACGCTAGTCTCAGGGGCATCGGCAGATCCATCGGGATCAAGATACCTCTTGAGGAAAGCGGATAACTCTTCGAAGGTAGGCTCTGTGTAGAGAGAACGAAGGTCGGGTTGATTTGTTGACCAATCAGTCAACAGCTGTGGGTCTTCCGACAGGGGAGTCTGATTTGGCTTAGCCATAACCGAAGTCTTGGCAAAGTTAGTATCACTCTTGTCCTGTGGAACGTAGGTAATCGTGATATCACGACCAGTTTCTAGGTGAGTAATATCACCGTAGTCTGCATCAGCGATGATCTCAAGCAGCTGCTTGTAAACAGTCTTACCGAACGACCAGAAACGAACACCCATATCTTCCTCACCACGAACCACTACTGGAACGTAGGTACGAAGTTTGGGCATGAATGCACGAGCCTGTTGATAGGACTCACGACTACCATCACCACGAAGGTTGTCTGCAAACTCAGCAATCGGATCACGATTACCATAAGTCATAGGACTAAGATGGGTCTTGTTTCCAAGGTAATGAAAATAAAGTTCTGAGAAAGGATTCTCAGGACGATCAGCGAGAGGGACGATACGAATGACCGTCTTACCCTCTTGAGGACGCCAGATGGAAGATTTACGATCTCCCTGTCCTTGGAACGATCCGAGCTTTGCACGTAGTGCAGTAATGTCTAGTGACATAGTACTTCTCCTTATTGTTTAGGGTTTAATTTTAAACTACATATGTAATCTAATGGTTTTTAGTGTTGTTGTCAAGTCTTATAGTTTAGTTGTTACAATTTATCTTCTTACGATCCTAGCGCGCTTACCACTCATTCCAGAAACAGTATCGTCGCCGTCGGCTCTCAATTTATCTAACTCCGATCTACGTTGATCCATGTCGCCTCTGAATTGTGTGTCGTCATCCATCGAACGAATTTTTTCTACCCGAGCCTTATGTTGTTTTAATTGAGCGGCAGCTTGCTTTTTCCATTCTGGCCCCTTCCCTTTCATATCTCTAGATATTTTCGACGCTAAGTCTTTTCCTTGTTGACTAGCCACATCTAAAGCATACTGTTTAGGAAAGTCTCTAGCGAATGTGGCTTGTGCTTCAGCGTTTCCTTTTTGTTTCCAAGCCTGTCTAAGAGATTGTGCACGTTTTAATTTATTAGCTTTATCTCCCGTCTTAAGAAACTTATTAGCTAGTGCTTTTTTATCCGGCGGCGATCCCATTCCGACATTACCACTGTCACCACTACGTTTTATATCTTTAGCTACCGTATCCAAGTCTGGTTCTTGTTGTTTAGGATCAACAGCAACCAATCTATTGTTATCAGTCTTATGGGTGACCTTGCCTGTTTTTGGATCGGCCCAGCGACCCCACCCTTTTGAAATGAGGCCCATTTGTTTGGCCTGTGCGGAGGCTTCTCCGGCTTCATCTAACATTTTCATTGATTATTCCTCAAATGTTGTCGTCGTCTGTTCCAATTTTGTCATCTAGTCCATCATGACCATCTAACCAACCAGCAACAGAATTTAAGTAGTCAGCACTCTTTGTAATCTTGGATTGGACCCACGCTTCTAATTCTGTGTGTCCGTGTTCTTTTACTTTTTTCATAATCATATGGGCGTTCTTGATAGATTGTTCTAATTCGGCCATAGCCATTTCAATTTCATGGTCTTTCTTTTCTTCTTCAAAGACCATAAATGCTTTCTTTGAAATTAATGGTAACATTCTAATCATGGTTATGCTCCTCAAATTTAATTCGTAATTCTTGAAGTTCTAATTCTAATATGTGAATCTGTTCTTCTTTTTCATTAAGAATTTGTATTTTTTTATCCAATCGCTGTTCAATAACCGTTATTTGTTGTTTGGTCGCCATGCTCTCTTCTTCTTCAAGCAAGATAGCTATAGTATTTTCTACCACATTAAATCTTTGTTGAATCTGACCAAGGCTGAAAACTGTTCCGGCTATAACACCAACTACTACCAACACTTGTTTTAGTGGAATGTTAGAATCTAAAAATGCCATGACTTCACTCACGATATCTGACTACAAATGTATTATTTCACTTATCTGTGTCGATATCTTTTTTAATTTTCCATACGCCGTAACCAAGATTGTGTTTTCTAACTCTGTCCATTCTACGATAAACTTCTTATCAAGAATTCCATTATTTTTTTCCATGATAAGTTTGTTTAATGCATTTATAGTATAAATAGTATTTGTTTGTTTTTTTCTGTGAACAGAAATGGTCGATTCTAAGATGTCACGCAAATCAGCATTGACCACATTATAAGTCAAAATTAACTGGTTGGTATCTTCAACATTTTCCAGCACAAAGATTTTTTCAAATACTACCTCATATTTATCTAGTATTTTTTTGTAAGTATCATCTAATTCATCAGACTTACAAAAAGTTGAAAGTAATTGTGTTTTCATGTGATGTCCAAAAAAGGTACATCAATAAATAGGTTTGTAAAAATCAAAAGTCTAAATCATGACCAACATTTACGTTATATGGAAATAGAAGTTTTTCTTTCAGCAAATCTCTGGTTCTTTCTGCATCTTCTCGTGTAATTTCAAACACCATTGAATCATATGTGTATAGAACTGGCGTCAAATTATCACGAATCAAATTATATAATTGTCTAACATTGGTTTCTGTCTCTAATGACTGAATATAATAATTGAAAACCTTATTTTTACTAGGATTGTCTACTACAATCGTATTATGGTAGTCGGTTAAGAGAAAACCTGACTGTTGGTACTGAATCCACAGCGTTTCTTGAAGTTGTTCGACCTGCTTGAACAAATCTATGTGTTTTACTCGTTCTTCTAACTCATATCCATATAGATTCTTGAATGTTATCTTTTTAGATTCTTGATATTGGTCACTTGTTAAATTTTCGGTACCAAAATACTGTTTTCCTAGCCAAGAATGGAGATCGTCGGGAATTTGTATGTCTAATTTGTTACAAATCAAGTGTAAATGATAACTATTGAAATCAATGTTGACCAATAACTTGTCACTAGCAAATGCCTGGCGAGATCCATCGGTTTTATTGAGTGCAGCATAGTTAATTCCACCGTGAGTATTGCTTGGTCGTCCTGTTTTTGTATATAGATTATAGGAGGTGTATACTCTGTTCTCTCGTATGAGATGTTGCTTGTCTTCCCCGTAGTGGTGGGCGAATAGTTCGGGGTTTACAGGGACGCCTCGACGTTCTAATTGGGAGAATACATAGGGCATCATCTGGTGATACATCTTATAGTATCGGTCAGAATGTACCGTTCTGGCAGAATGTTTGGTGGTGATTCCTAGTTGCTTGACCATACCTTTCATATGATTAACGTGGTCATACACTGGAATGACACGGTTGATATTTGTTACATTACCTAGCTTTACTTTATAGAAATGTTGTAACGTTGACCGATCTGGCATCTCGTGAAACTGTAGTAGGTCGATGCAATTGTTTACCGCTACACCAACATTCAACAATTCTTTGATATCAATTGTATAAGCATTGTTGATGACCAGACCTTCTGCAGATTGTGTAGGATAATCTGGGTGGTCAAATGAGGAATAATATTCACCGTCTTGCGTTTTGATGTACATACAAGACAGAGAGGTGTGAATGGAATGCTGGTTGTGGTCTGATAACACATACAGAACAATCTTTTTTTGGTCGTTCGTTAGGATTGTTCTTAGGTTTTCACCATTGGTATATAGCATTACTCACCGACATAGAATTGATCGTATTTCCTTAGATAGCTTTTTATAGGAGGAAGTTTCCTACTAAGAAACATAACACTAGCTTCGTTCTGTGTCAAGACGCCTGGGATGGTGATGGGTTCTTTTCCGTCTTCGTAATTTGGATTTGCCGTGTCTACCATTATGGTCATGTCTCCTTTCTTACCCACAATAAGCCACTTTAAGTGACCAGTAACTACAAATTGATTATCAAGATATCTTTCGTAATCTCTACGAGTTATTTCGTATACAACACCTTCTCGTTGAATATTATTAACAGGAGTTTCACGTAGTTGGTTTGCTTTACTAGCAAAATAACGATACATAAACTTTCTGTTTATGTCTTTTTGTTTGACCACGGGCATTGTGTTTTTAATCGTTACTATGAATGACATAATAATATCCTATGGTAGTGGTGTTGGTATATCAAAATGGTTTGGGTCTTGTAGAGTTGAAAAATCTCCTCCCCAAGATTCTAACGCTCCCCACCTCAAATTAACACCACGTTTAGAAGCAACCTGCTTAAATATTTGAGCCACTGCGACATATGCAGTTTTTTGCCTAGTTTGATATCCGTTTGACGGTCTTATAAACTGCGGCTTTTTTAAAACTCTATACGATGCAGTCGGTAATAATGTTTTTTCAAACAATTGTATATCTACAGCATGACCAGTTAAATGTCTAGAATTTTGCGAGCCACCCACCCTAGCGTTTTCTTGTGGACTACGACGAGCTGATATAACAACCATTTCTAATCCAAGAGAACCATCCACACCAAACCCAGTAGTAGGTAATCTAGTTTTAACTTCTTCAACGATTTTCCGTAATGTAGAACTTAAAGTACTTAAATCTTTTTCGACAGGTAGGAAGGGTTCAAAGTCTGGAGTTACCCCGGGCAACAAAGCGGTCCCAACATTTTCTGATGATTGTGGTGGTCGTTTTTCCTCTGGTGTTGATGCGATCATGATGCCATCAATTGTTGTTATCCAATTATCAGAACTAATATCATGTTTATATCCAGTTAACATGAATATATTATTTTCGTCATATGGAGACGGTAACATATTTCTAACAGTAAACATATCACCAAATCTAAATCCATCTAATCCATTTAATTTTATTGATATTTTTGCACTGGTGGGTAGCGTATTGAATAACCCACTTTGTATTATTTGAGATTTCATAGATGGTGGTGTTAATTCTCTATACCCAACAATACTAGAAAATAAGACCCCCAATTGTCTTCTAAGTTTTTCTTCTAAATCAACTTCTTCGTTACTCTCATCAGCACGGTCGTCTACGGACGATGGCGAACAATGAGGCAATAGTTCATCAGTATTTTCTTGTTCTCTCTCCAAAGGGGGAACCATAGACGTAATCGAATCATTGTAACCATTATATATCAACTGTTCCGAAAAAGCATTTCCAACAGCATCGTCTCTGGCTCCGGTGAAGCTATTAGCTAATATGGTAGAAGCAACAGCAGATGGTAATGAAAAATCAAAATCATAAGATATGGTTTCTGAAATATCATCTTCAAAAAATTTGTAGATATCTACAACTTCATCTTTTGTGGGTAACACATTTTCATCATAGATTCTTAGTGAGAATTCTTCGGCGAATGTATCTCCATCTCCTGTCACCACATCAGAAGAAATCATTTTTAATTTTAAATTCAACACGTTATTCGTTGCTCTATTTACAATATTTAATATTCTAACAATTGATTCTGATAAAGAATTTGCTTGTAGGAAACTTTTTCTAACCAATTCATAATTAACATAAATTCCACGAACCGTGGTTCTATTTTCAAGCTCACCTAACGGTTGATATAGTTCTTTTGTTGACCAACTGTCTATTGTCCTAAACCAAGAGTCTTTGACATCACCTTGATTTACATCAAATTTTTGAGAATAACTTTGCAACCGAGCATCTTTAAGTGTTTGTTTTCCTTCACCATATAAAATGCTGTTATTGATGATAACTTCTTGATTATTGGTGGACCTTAACAGAGGCCAATAACCTACCAATTCAAATCTTATATTAGTCTCCTCAAAAGCTTCTTGTATATTAAAATCTTCTTGGAATTCCAATCTAATTCTTTCAAGATCTCTTGCAGTTCCTCCAACTTTTATATTACGTTGTCTTCTTCGGTCTTGAAATATCTGCGTCCCTAATTTTTCTCTAGTCTTAAGTGCGTTACAATCAGTAGTTGTTGTTACGGTTGTTTTTAATATTCGTGGAATCAAGGTTCTCATTACATAATATAATGAAACGTATGTGTAATCTGGGTAATCTTGGGGGTTGTTGATGATATCTCTGGTTTCAATAGCGTCCGTAAGTTCTTGTTGAGATCCCGCTGTTCCAAAATTATCCAATCCCGGCAATTGTCTAATGCCCCGAGTGGCGGCCGCGGCCGTTCGGATTACTCCCTCCGCGAAGAAGGCCGGCGAGCCTGTAAGCACGTTACCTCTGCCGGGTAAGTCTGATATAAGCCTTTGTGGCCTAGTTAAATCTAAATCAATGTCATTGGGTGCTAATATTTGTCTCTTATAAGTTTCGGTATCTCCACTTAAATCTCTCACCACAGATTGAAAAACTCTATCCCAAGCCGGGTTATATTCTTCATCTTCTGCAAGTATTCCAAAATTATTTTTAATAGAATTTGATAATTTAGAATCTTTATAATTTAACGCTGTATCTTCTGGTGGTAGAGTGAAGAGATATTCTAACGCATTAATAATATCTATTGAACCTTCATACTCATTATTTTCATTTAGACTAATTTTAAAATTGGAAACCAATCCAGCAACCCTGCCATCAGAGCGTCCTGCGGGTAATCTACTAACCTGTTTAATATCATTTTCAAATGGAGTTGTGTCGTCTAAATTTTTAAAGAACCCCAAGTCATTAAAATTTGAAACAGATTCGGCTGTTCTAGTATGACCATATTCAATAAGAATGGGGTTACCGGGACGCATAAATGTTTGATAAATAAAATCATACTGTTCTTTACCATAGAACTTAAAATTTACCGTGGCTTTAAATACTAAACCACCTTTTGATTGTGTTGAGATTGTTATGTTAGTTACGCCAGGAGATGGCAAATTAATTTTACTATCAACTCTCACTTCTCTTGGAGTGGATTCATTATACGTGATTCCAACAACACTACCTCTGCCATCAATGTTGGTCATCTGGTCTAGTGATTTGGCCAAGTTGGTATCTGGAATACCCAAGGTGAACCCTTTTAGTTGTTCACCACGTAGATTACCTTCAACAAGAGCGGTCACCCTTGCAGTTGGATGATATACTTGTTGACGAGCTTCGCGACTCTTTCTAAAATTTAATTCGTCAATAATGTGTTGTCTAAACGTACTATTGAAAATGCCCATTAATCAATCCTTGGTATTACTAAAACCTTGTTTTGGGTAGGATAAAGAGTTCCGGTCACATCTTTGTTTGCACGTGCAATAACGTGCCACAGATTACTATCTCTATAAAATTTAAAAGCAATATTATCGTAACGTTCGCCAACTTGTGGTGTGTATGTAGTTAATATAGATGTATTTTGTGGAAATGAATCTGGTAGTGATATTTTATATACATCACCACGACCTTGTACCTTTTTAGTTTTTGTTTCTTTAAATCGTTTCATTGTTATTTCTCAACTATGGTCTTGGAAATGGTGATGGTTCTGTTAAAATTGGATCTATATTAATATTTTCGTCTACAAATGCTGGGTCTGGGTCTGGGATCACAATATTAATTACTCCGGTACGTTGTGTTACAAACCCCGCCAAACCAAGATTAACTAAATTATCAACAGACGAGTTAACTGGTGTATAAATGTCGTTATCATCTGGAGAGTGTGTATTATTATCTAATAGTCGTAAATTGACGTTAGCAACAATTCTTGTAGGCAACTGAGAATCAATATCCCACGAAGCATCATTCTCAATATTATGTGTTAATGATTGTAGTAAACATGGTTGTTTAGGATATAAATTACCAATTTTAACATTGAAAATATTTGGAGTAATATAATTTCCTGTACTCGTTGGATATGCCTGAGATGTTAAGTAAGACATTTTTTGTATTATATGTTGTAATTCATCCTTAGAAAATGCCTGTAATGTTAATTTAAAACTTAAATCTCTGGTAACTTTATTGTATGTATAGAATGTTTCGTAGCGACCAATATATTTGCTTTCATTATATGTTGGTGTGACCGTTTCGTTCATGTCTTCAATGAATGCTCTAAATCTAACAGCTTTTGATTCTTCGTATATAAGTCCAGCATTATCATAATCTGGAATTTGAATTGCGATTGTACTGAAAATTACATCAACTGTGTCTACATCAAACTTTGTATCTATATCTCTTCTTTGAATTGAAAATTTTTGTTGAATGTTATCTTTATAGTATCTACTATTCCATTCTTTAGCAACAAACTTACCATCTTCTGGCATTCCCGGCGATGCTATTGAAATATTTTTGCCAGATCCTCTGCCTGATGCTAAATAATTTTGAACTTGTTCATCGTATGAAATTCCAGTTACCGGATCATCACCCTCGTATGAATTTTCAATTCCATGAAACTCTCTCATCTGGTCATAGTATGAAATTCTTATTTCTGGTCTATCACCTGTTGGGTTAGTAAACTGTGAGGTGAATGGAGAAAGTTGTCTTTGGAAATTAGCAACCACACTATCAAGTTTACTTTTTCCTATTTTAATTAAAGCAGGTTTTAATCTAGATTTTAAATCACCAAACCCACCCACAAATCCTCTACGAAAGTTTCTTAATGATATTCTATCTAGTTCATCATTTAATATACCACCCTTACGATATGATGAAAGACTTTTATCATTAAACTTAGATTTTAAATCATCACTGGTTTCTTTTTGTAATCTAGCGTACTTTAAGTAATCTTCACCACTACCCAGTATAGATTCTATTGTTTGTTTAATGTTTAAATGTCTACTTTTATGTACGAAAGGAACAGAATGTATTTGTACGTTTAACGGATTATACAATCTAGTCTGTGTAAATGTATTACCTGTCTGTAGAAATTGTTGTTTTCCAAGAAAGACTACACCCTTAACTGATTTGCTAAATTGAAACATTCTATTCAAGTCTCTTCTCGCACTTAAAGACACTGGATTTGATTGGTCCTCAAAAAACGTATTGTTCATTGGTTCTGCATTATCCAATGTAGTATAACGATAGGGTTGGGTATCACTATCATCTTTAAAGGGATACTTTACATAATCGTATAATTCCGATTCTCTTTCTAAGAATAAATCTTTAAGTTCAGGCATTAGTAATTCCTAATAGCATTTTGTTGTTGTGATTCTATAGCCTTATCAAAACCTGTTATGTTTATTTCTTTTGGACCAAGACTACGTTCCTGTAGCATAATTAGTTTATCTAGTCTTGTTTCCAAACTTCTGTAACCGGCCTGTTGAGAAGATATCTCACCCTTTCCATATAAATCGGTTCCTGCGACCAAGGTATCGTTGTTATTAAGTGCAATGTTTCCTGTTGGCGTGACCAAGGTTCTTTCGCCGTAGCCGGGTTTGGATACTATGTCATTGCCCATAATAGCTGGAAGACCATAGGCCCCGAATGTGGCCGCACCTGCGCCGATTCCTGCGCCGATAAG